CTTTTTGGTTTTTTTTGTTTTTTTTTTTTTTTTTTTTTTTTTTTTTGATCTGGCTCATACGAGTCCAGTCACAGGGTGCAGAAGCATCCTAAGGAAACAAGATTACGGCTCGTGCGTGCATAAAAATTCATGCTATCACAGGGAAAAAACCCAATGATAACATTAAAAACTACGCGCATTTACTGCTGTAAGTTGTCTTCTCGACTGGGTTCACGTTTTAAACCTATTTCTAGGTAATGTGGCGACCGTACCGCCCTCTCACACATCTTGTCTGCAGTAGCAGACTCAGTGAATTTTGAGTTTTAACATATTTTGAAACTATTTAACGATAGTAACTAACTCGTTTTAATCCCCCCATCAGAGGGGAAGTGGAATTTTGCTGAGGTTTCAAACTCACTCGACACTAGTTGGGCGTTGGAACACCGTAAAGATAAAGAGTTGGCACATTCAAAAAGAAATGACAACCGAAATCCGTTCCGATACTATTATACGCCCAAATACGCACCCCAGAATCGGCAACTCCACTGATAGCATCCGTCATAACTTCTAATTGAAAGAAATCAAAACAGGAACCATCTGAAGAATTGCCTCTTGTGTAGTACGTAGGGGAAGTGCTTTGCATGCGGTAATTAGTGTACATCGGACACGTAATATTAAGACCCGCGTTGGTCTGTTGGTTCGTTAGAGCTTGTCCCGAGGCCCCTGAAATCAGATTCGTCAAGAACCATGAGGCATTGTAGCTTGTTGAGCCACGTGTGGAATTCCTCACAAGTTCACTCGATACCGTATTGACACTACTATTCAAGCGTGAGGCTCGAATATGCCCTATCGCCGCAGGAGCGTCGACATTAAAGGACCAATTGGTAGAACCTCGATAAGTAACAAACGCTGGTAGAATCCACGTGAGCGGAAGCATTTGCGAGTAGTTAAAATTGAAGTTCGAACCAGTGACAATGGTGCCTTTTGCAGAGTTAATGCCATTGGGGTCATATCCATAAGCCCCAGGTATCTTCCCGAAAGTTTTAGCCAACACAGAAAACTCTTGAGATGCCGTATAAGGTAACACTGAGGTAGAAACTAAAGTTGAACGGCGCAGGAGCTGCCGTAATGACTTAATAGATTCACCAAAGTTCACCAGGTATCTCTCATCTACTGTATTGGGGGTATCAGAACCGATAATATGCGGAGCAGTACGATCAGATTCAGTATACTCCCCAGACTGTACTTGAAAAGTCGAAGCATAGTCAGCGATGTTAACAGGATTGGCAAACTCTAGATTCTCGGCAGCACGCACAAAAACCAAAATAGACACCGACGATGAGGCAACAGGTGCTGTAAGGGTAGTTTGAACCCGCAACATGATTGTGCCATTATCGTACAGTGGATTCCTGTTGAAGGGAGGTGCAAGGGACGTGGACCAAGGGATTTGGTTGGCAAGGTAGTTGTTGGGGTTGAGAAGGAACGCAGTAGCCTGTTGGTAAGGCACTCGGAATTCTACTTCATTGGATTCCCCTAAATCCACAATAGAAGTAAACACGACGTTCGACGACAAAGCATCGACCGTGATGTTCTCCCCAGTATACCCCGCGGGATCGAACGAAATTCGAAGACGACCCTTATGGAAAACCGACGCAACGATTTTAAACTTGAAAATCATATCACCCCTCCACGATCGGAAGAGTTCAGATAACCAGGCTGTAGGCGTTAAGTAGATCTTCGGGTTAGCAGCTCCGTCATTGTCATACAAATTAGGCATGACTCGGGAAGTGAACAAGATGTCATCGACGGCATTTGCAGTGGACCAAGTAGTGGTTGTCAAGTATGACTCGCGTTGGAGTAAGTGCGACATAACCATTTCATCGGTCGATTCCAAGCCCAGGATCGTAGGATCAACTGAAAGCTCGTTCTTGGGATCTAGAGTAAGTTTTTCGACAGGGAAGCCGATTTCTGTTGAGGCCAACTTTGGAAAAGCCTCAGGTCGATAAGGTTGTGTGTCAGTGATGACAGGAACATTGGTAAAACCAAAGAGAGACGCTATTGTAGAAACAGCGCTCGCTCCGATCCGAGTTGCAGTAGCAAAACGTCCAATCACAGGAATCCTTTCGAACCATTTAGCGGCGCTGGCGATAGCACTTGCAGGAGCAGATACTACACCAACGCCATATTCATCAGACTGAATTGTGAATTCGTCCGACTGGGTCGCTAGCCCAATGGATGGACCGGAGAGTTTTACGTCCTCGGCCCACGCATAAATTGCAATGGAAACACCAGAGCCCACAACACCATTAGCAGAAGCTAAAACAGTGTAATTCAGGAAGGTCAATTGACCCATATCCGTCATATTTTGTGCGGACTGGGCGTTAATCCAATTGGCTTGATTGAAGTAGGGGAGTGTCATTTCCCCTGCTTCATTGTTTTGTGGATTGATCCAAATATGTGGACGCTGAGAATAAGGTATCAGATATCTAGTTCCCGCATCATTCACGATTGTCGAGGGTGTCAAGGTCGGCAAAGGTTGATATCCCATATACATAGCCCCGTAATAGAATGGGGAAGCATTGATGAGAATTTTGACTTTAAGCTTGCATTGAATGAAAGCAAAGTTATTGAGCTTATACTTGACACGGGCGTCAGTAAAGTAAAGATTCCAAGGGTTAAAAGTGTGGGAAGTGCCGACAGCGTCGGCCTCATTCCAAGTAAAGTTACCAATTCGCACGGGTCGCGAAAGGAACTTCACAAAATCCATGTTTTCAGTTTGATCCGCAGCAGACACGCCATCATAGCCTCTATCGAGGCCGGCGGTCATACCAGGAGCAGCGTCATTAAACTGGACATTTTGGGCAGTAGTTTGAGATAATCCAGACGATGCTGTGAGGACGGGTTCCTCCATAACATCGCCTTGGATGGCCAAAAGTTGACAACATTCGTCGCACAGGTGAGTGAACGAATTAATTGTATCATATGCGCACTCGCATATATAGCACTCCTTACGGAAGTGAGTCGACGCAGGTAAGCCCCGCGTGTACTGGTAGGAATCGGTCCCACCGCCCGTTTGCGTGAATCCACAGTCACGCTCCTCGGTAAAATACTCGGAAACCATGTTATAAGACAAGAGAGGGGGTCAACCTACAAATGAATTCGTTTGGATACCGTCCAAACACGGCTAATTTAAGGCATTAGTGCCATTGGAGCTTCACGTGCGTAGAGTTAGCGATAAACGCTTCATGGAGGTCATCCCACGTCGGAAACGTAGACTCCTCAACATAATACTCCAGCTTATTTTCTGCCACCACCTCGCGAAGCACTGTGGTCATATGTTCGAATTCCTCTTTCCCCCAAAAGAAGTATTCACGAATGGCAGTTGAAATAACCGCCACCGCATGGGCCTCCGGAGAGACCGTTTTGCTCCGTACGCACACTGTCAACATCTTATCGATGGAGGTGCGTTCCAAGGGAGCCAAATAAGCCCCAACGTCACAATCAAACCGCCACGAACGTTTCAAGAACGTGCAATCTGATATGGTAATGAAAGGCTCAGAGACCGCTTCCTTATCGGCCATAGTGTACTGGATATCCACATCCTGCAGCACAGCTTGTATGCGAGTGTGATTGAAGAAGTCGCAATTGGAGGAGACACCCATGATGTTGTCATCACCATAGGTCATCAAAGCAACATTTTTCTTGAAATCCCGAGCATGTCCCGTCCCAGACGCTACGGCATAGCAATAGCGCATATAGAGGGAGTTAGCAAGTCCATTCACAATCACAGTGAGGGGGTGTCCAGAGGGGTTGGAGCCAAAGAATTCGATCATATCGCCATTGAAATCGATGTTCGGAAAAGCTGTGTCAAGGCCAATCCCAGCCACCACATGGAGGTCCTGTTCTGTATATCCAGCCCGTTTGCACACCGCCAAAATCACATCAAAAGTTGCGAGAATGACAGTGGCTGGCATGCGTTTGTCGAACGCTGCATAGTCTCCAGCGACCATACGTGATGTGCCATGTTGTGTGAGGTACTCGCGGATCTCCTCCCACTCCAAAGATTGAGCAATGGTACCCGGTCCAGCCTCAAAGAGGAAACGATTGTTCTGGACGAGCATAATGAAAGACAAAAGGTACTTGCGCACCACAATGCTCCAAGCAAACTCCGAACCACAGAAAACTCTCACCTTACCGGCTGCAATCTTCTTGAACTTTATGGGTTCGTCCTTCAAATTCCCGCAAAACTGGGCATGGAATCTCTCCCCCCTCCAGTATGTAGCAAGAATGGTGTCAACACGAGCCATTATCTCCGAAGAGACCTCGACATATTCACCTAACGCATCATTTTCTATCTCCAAGAAGAAGGATTTGGACTTCTTGTAGGGGGCACCAGCACTTGTCCTACGGTTCATTTTGTCACAGTACCGCACACCTGCAGCACCATTAACGGCGGTTCGATCATCGAAGACTTGGACGAGAGCAAAATCATCGTCACTTAACCCAGACATTATATCATGGATGAAGTCTTTTGTGACAACCTCTAGCAAATCGGTATTCATACGCGTAACTGGTCGCGATAGATCCTGAAAAGCATTCCACCAAGGCTTCCAATCCATGACAGGGGGCCCAAACTGGACCTCAACCCCGCGCTTAACCATGGAATCGCAAATGAGAGTCGGAGTCACACTCGACGATCCTCGCGGTCTAAAACCTTTGAATGACCCAAATACATTGGCAGTGCCACTCTGTGTCCACAAAACGGGGCTCTTTGGGTGCACCCCTGCCAACTCCCTTTGTGCCGAAGGAGCAGAAATAGGGAGTGCACCTCGCTCACATGGAATGCGATTGAAGTGCGCACGCACAACGGTCATATCATGATCAAAAACCTTAATAGCTCCAATTGTGTTGCCGGTACCGAGGTAATGTATGCCCAACAAAACCATCCCCAGTGTTTGTGAAGAAAGAAGCGAGCCACAACATCCCTGAACAGTGGGGATAGGTGTCTTCCCAAACCAAATGGGGATCTGGTAGTCCCCCTTCGCATAAACACCGCTCACAATATTTTGCACACTCCGATGAAATTTCTCGCCCATACGATCAATCCCAATGTACTCGCCCACCAACTTGCCTTCAAATGAATGAGAGGGAAAATAAGGGGACAAGTCATAACCAGGAGGTCTGTGTCGGAGTTCAATGAACGCTAAATCGCGCTCGGGCCATCGCACTACCATACCCTCCGTAACCAAAATGTCACGAGAAGAGGAACCAACACACTGTGTGGTGGGACCACTAATAACCGTGAGGAAAAAGGGTGTTGTAGGCGGAATGCCATGCTCATTCACCATATACACATGGTCGAAGACGTTTGTGGCAGCATTCACCTTATAATGTCGCTCCACGCCTGGTTGTGGAGGGGTCAATGACGAAATGAAGGTGACGGAATTGCGCAAAATCTTATCTGGTAAGTTTGTAGAGGCTTGATAAGCGCGCGAAGTGGCCGAAAGATCCGTTGGAGTTACCCTATATGGATCATGCTGGTAAAAAGCTGTTTTCTCCCCCTTATCAGCAGGGGTGACCCCAACAGAGGTCTGCACTTCGGTAGGGAACACATTCGTGGTAGCTGCAGAAAACCCTTTGTAAATCATACTCAAAACTGCTGCACTCGCGGTCACAGCATAAATTCCGAGCAGAATTCGAGGGATACCAATTTGGTTCTGAACTCTATGACCAGCACACCGGAAAACGACACGCAGTGTCTGGAATTGCGAGAAATAGCGCATCCCCAACTTATACTTCCAGAAATCACCGTACCACCAGCACATGAACAACGAAAAGTACCAGTGGTCGGCACAAAACGTGAGCAAGCGCAGGAAGCACCACATACGCAACTGATAAAGCGGACTTTCCAATCGCAGAATGCTGTCATCTTCTTCGCAACAATCATATGGGGGCGTGGGGTCAGTATACCAAATGCGTCTTTTGGCATAGTTGCATTCGTGGTCGCGCTTGTTAATGCAATCAACACACAGAACACTCCTTTTGACGTTCTTCATGGTGCAATACCTCCACAAAGATGAGACCTCCCGACGATAATCCCAAAAAGGACGATCGTCAGAAGCCTCAGAACTCCAGTAGCTACCTGAAGATCCAGCATCGCTCGCAGTCGAACTCGAAGCCATCATGCGCATGGTTTCTTCCACAAATCGCTCAACACACACATCTTCACTAATGGAGACGGAGTGGTTCAATTTGCAAAAAGTACACCAACGCATAGGACCGAGTGCATCAGCCTGTTCATCGTCCGAACTAAAAGCCCGGGGTGGAGCATCCCACATGTGGTCAACCAAGTCGGCCACATCACACGTGCATTTGCTAGTAACACGGTGGCACATTTCACAAAGCTTAACGCCTTGGATAGAGCTATTCGCTACAAGAGCTTTAGCTTGGTTCGCGCGATGCGCGTCACACTCTACCCTAAACCATTCAAGGAAGGCGTTGATGTCTGTGAAGTGAGCTACAACGTCGAGGCGAGCTTGAGCTCCAGCCCCAATGACATCTGTGGCAGGTAGAACCTTTTTTACTGTAAAGTTCCAAAAATCAGGGTATTCTCCATCCGGTACCATCGGCAATTTTTCCCCATCAATCATGCACCCATGCTTCATGTATTCTTCTTTGGGTGTCGTCACAATGACAAAAGGGAGGCGTCTACTCACAGCAAGAGGGCAACTGAAGTATGCATGCACATTTAAGTGCTCCGTATTGGAGGTCGCTAAAACCAATTCCCCATTAAAAGGTGTTCTACCCTTATCGGGCAGATCAGCTTGTTGTGGTACAAAAGGAGTGTTGTTGCTGACCTGAAGCAACTCGCTCATAGTAGGATCGAGAACGCCAAGGCTGGGAGCCAAAAAGGCAATATCATCCATCCGGAGACACCACTGCGTGGAATTAAAGAGAGACCAAAACTCTTCTGCAGGGTTGCGAGTGTACATAAACTCGCTTTCAGTGGGGAGACCATAGAGTTTGCCATAGTGTACGAACATGACATTAGTCAAAAGACTCTTTGCCACGGATGATCCACCATAAATGAGGACACTAAACGGAGCTTTACGCTCTTGCATTGCTGCACGTTTGGTCAACTCATCCCCGTGAATGGTTTTGAGGGCATCAAGGAGAACCGCTACGGTTTTCTTCTCATACGTATCAAGAGACACGGAGAACTTCCGAATGGATTCGCCTTTTTCAATGACGTCCTTCAAATCGGCAAGAAACTTGAACCGATTGATGCCGTGAGGCACGGGGTTTGTGAGGAGGCGAGCGTCAAGTTTCAATTTGTTAGCGCGCTCGAACCATTTCTCGTAGGCCGACCCACTGTGGAAAATGGGGGACATGGTTTTGGTTTTCATACACTGATAACCTCGTTCACAGAGGAACAAAGCTGTGTCAAGTATACAGTGGACCATGTCGGGCCCTTTATGGAACTTCCTCTTTACCGCCTCAGCTTCAATCTGGGTGTAACTGAAGTTGTCGAATGTGATCCCTAGTTTGGTGAAAAGGGAGAGGCTGAGGGCATACATGCCGAATTTGTGCAGCTTCTTGAAGATTTTGGTATTCTTCAAGTTGTCATAGCTGTCTAGATAAGTACGCGCATCGGCGAAAAACTCATCTGATTGCACATCCAATTTATTGGACGAGTCAAGCAGGAGACCAAAAGTCTCACTGAAAGCCACCATAAGCAAGGTGACAATGTCAAAGCGCGAACCGCGCAATTTCACGTAAGTAAAGATGGCCATATACCGATCTGAACGACAACGCGAGCGAATCAGCCCATAGATGAGCGTGATGACATCCTCAGACAAGCGAACAACAGTATCGAAGTCTTCGGGAATTTTGACAAACTCGCTTAAAAACGATTTGTGAAGCTTGGTCTCGTCACCCCAGACAAAATCAAGGGTGCCAATACAGCGATTGTACATAGACTGCACTGGGGCAGCCTGCATTTCCACCCCGAACAAATTCAGAGCTTGGATCTCATAATCTTCTTGATAAAGACCAGAGGTGTCAGTTCGCCAAAATTTCTTTGGCAAACCGGGCGAAAGGCGAGCAAATTTAGAATCTGCTGCAACCTGTCGGGTCCGTTTCGATGTACGCATAGATGGCGTAATCGATTGAGGTCGATGCGCAAATGGCACAACGAACTCCGGAGCAGACGCGGGGAGGCTCTTCTTCATGGAGACAGAGCTAAGCGAGAGGCAAGGAATTTGAGGATCACAGGGGGCCGCAAATGAATCATTTGCTAGGTTGGTTGTGGTCATATTTGGTGGAACGGGTATTATTCGGGCGCCGGACCTATAGGCCGTTGTGAACGGCCAACTAGGAGTTGATTAGACTCCATTTAATAATCATCTTTTCAAAGTAAGCAAGGGGTATGGTTAAGTTTTTAGGCTAATACACCACCTTCATATGAATTGCTACGGCAAAACAAACTCCTTTACAGAGGTCCCCGCCAAGGGTCTTACAAATCTTTCCAGATTACAAAATTTCTATATTTATAAATTATATATTGTTTATGATTTTAAGGGAATTTTTAAAAGAGATTTCAAACTCTATACATTAGACGTATAATATTTATTTATTTTTCTGAATTTTAAATGGTATTCAAACCATATACGGATAACAAGATCACACACGATGTCCAAAAGGAATTACGGGTGTGGGCGTCAAAGACGCCAAATCTACATAAAGGGTTTTGATGGTTTTTAATTAAAAACAATCATAAAAACTTAGTCAACTTATTCAGTGTAATATCTGAAATATGTCTGTCATTGATAAATCACAAATGACTTACAAATCTGCGCTGGCATTCGGAAATGCTTCAGGGATTTGAAGTAAAACGGATTCGTTAAATGCACAGATAATAACAAACAAAACTAGGGGAAAAATCCCC